TAGCGAAGTAGCCTGAATCTTATAGGCATGTGGCCCATATTGTCTATAAAGCTCTGAATACATTATATCGTCTGCAAAATATGTCCCTGGACCCATTACTTGAGCAGATTCAACTGGTGCCATAAGTGGGTGCATAGTTTTTATATTTGGGTTATAGCTTCTGTGTACACCACTTCTCATAAGTGATAATGCTTCAAGTTTTTTACCTGTTGTTTTAAGTAAACCTTTAGCGCCTAAACCAAGTGGTTTTCCAACACCTGGAAGGAGGCCTAAGGATGTAATTAATTGATCAGAGTAGCTTGATTTGGTGTCTGCTCCTAGGGCTCTTGCAATCATTATGGCTAATTGGCCAAATGGTGAAGAAGTTCCTCCTCCATATTTAAGAGTATCTTGAAATGTTCTTCCCATTTCTGGCAAGCCAAAGAAATTTGCTGTCGGCTCCCAAGTTTCTTTTTGAAATATTGGACGGCGTTTTCCACTAGGTAAATTTAATATAGAATCAACAAGTCCGCCATCTTTCATTCCATTAATTTTGTCAAGGAATGGAACACCAACTTGATTTACAGATTTTGCATTTATAACATATTCACCATTTGAAAGCATCGCTGGAATAGAATCTGAAGTAGGAGTTCCAGGACCAGAAACAAATCCACCCATAGCAAGTTTTTCTGCAGTTGGGAAAGCATTTCTATAGTCATTAAGTACTTTATATCTGACCCCTCTTATTTCAAATATTTCCCCAGACTCTAATTTTTCATTTTTTACTAAAGCGCTAAGAGTTTGATTAGTTACTCTTTGACCAGGACCCATTCCAGATCTTTTTAACTGTTCCTCAGTAAAGGTTTTAGGTGCTTTTGAAGTGCCGCTCTTACTTTCTGTGATATATACTTCTGCGGCTTCCATAACTACTTTATCTACTTTTTGACCAAATATTTTATTCAATATTTCATCTGCTGTTGCAACTACGTCCTTTTGTGATTTAGATGCAGCTCTTAGCTCTGTCGGTCCAGGAGCCCTCTTTCTATCTTTAAATGCTTCAGGATCAATAGATTTTGGATTAATTCCTAATGCTCTTAAAACTGCTGCCGCTTCTTCTTTTCTTTGTTCAGGGTTTTGTCCAGTAAGAACTGCAACTCTATAATCAGTAAGAGCGCCGTTAACCATATCAATTTTATCTCTTAGCTGCTGTATTTTTTCATTAAGTTTATCTATACCATCTGCAGCAAGCGCAGCCTTATCAGCAAGATCTTGATTAGCCTTATTTATTCTATCAATTTCAGATTGTAGAGGAGCAATGTCTCTTTGTCTTTTTTCTTCTATTGCTCTTGATGCAAGGGTTCTTTGTTGTTGATTTGTAAGAGACTGTATATCTAATTGAGCTTGGGCTGCCCTAGACATATCTCCTGCAGCAAGGGCATCCTGATATTCAATCTTTTTCTTTTGTATTTGAATTAAATAATCTTCATCTTCTTGCTCTTCCTGTAATGCTTTTTGTCTGGCTTCTGCGGCCTCATTAATTTTTTCTATTTCTTTTTGAAGAGCTTCAATTCTTTTTCTAGAATTAATTTCTTGTGCTGCTGTTTGACCTTTGGTTGCTGCTATTAAATCTTTTCTAGTTTTTTCTAATCTTGTTAATTCTCTATACTCTTTAAATAACAAGCCACCTTGAGCTGAGGTACTTCTGGCCGTTTCGTCTGCAACTGCAGCAACTAAATTATATAAAGCGTTTACAGCAGTTGGATCTAAACCTTTTAAGTCTCCAGTATAACCCTTTGCCGCAATTTGTATTTTTTGCCATAAAGAAACTACAGTTTCATATCTACCAATAATTCCAATTAAAGTTGTGTCTTGGGCTGATAGCGATGCCTTTAGCTCATTAGAAAGTTCCACTTCATCAAGCTTTTTAGACTTAAGTTCATTTAGTATTTCAAGCTCTGCTTTATATCTTTCTTGTTGGTTTTCTCCATCTTTTTTATTTTTTGCTAAAATTTGATCAATAGCATTATCAGTTGCTTGAAGTGCTGTATTAAATGCTCTTAGTTGAGTCTCTGCTGGTAATCTTTCTTTTGTTGCCTCTCTAAAGTTTTTAAAAGCTTTTACTGCAACATCTGTAGCAGTTTTTAAATTCATAAATTCTCTATTTGCCAATGTAACTTTTTGTGCAAACTCACTGTATTCTGTTAGCGAAAATAATACAGCAATTTTTCTATTTGCCTCTTCTGCAGAAGCACCAGCAGCCATGAATTGAATTTTTAATCTTACTGCTATATCAGAAAGATCAGACTGCTTTGCATTATTTATCATATCAATTTCTGTTTGCATAGTCTGCTTAATTTCTTTTCTTAGATCCTTATACTGTTTAATTGTTAAACTAACTGGACTATTTGCAGCAGCCATGCTTTCAAAAATTAATCTATTTCTTGTTCTTGCACCTTCCATTGTTTTTATTGATGATCTTAATACATCAATATAATCTACATATTCTAATTTAAGATTTTTTGCTCTCTCTTCTGTTAACCCATATGAATCAGCTAATCTTTTATTGGACTCTATATGATCTTTATAAACTTTTATTAGTCCTCCAGCAACAGCTACAGTAGCACTTGCAGCTAGATTGAATCTGGTAAGCGCAAGCCCTACCTTAGACATTGCACCTGCGAGTTTGCTTCCAGATGTTGCTTGCGTAAGCATAGATTGTCCAAATTTGCTACCAGCAAATATAGACTTTTCATATTTAGTGTTTATGTCTTTGCCACCAATTCCACCCATTAGCATAAATGGTAAAATGCTACCGAGTGATCCGCCAACCATTTGCCCAGTGCCTCCGCCAGCCTTTTGTCCTAATGAAGACCCAACACTATATCCTAATTGAGACAAAAGCAGAGAAGCTATCATTCCTCCAGCATTTTTATATTGAACTCCTGATACTTTTCCTCCGCCTGCATATCTAGGTAATGCTCTTTTGTTATAACCTGTAACCTTTCCGCCTCTGTTATATCCTTTTATTTTTCCACCCATTTTATATTGAGTTTTTGGATTTCTAAATAATGATTGCATGTCAGAGAAATGCGATGTTGAATCAAAAAGCTGTTCTTCCAATGCCTTGGGCATTGTGTTATTCATTGTTCTAGAAGCCTTATCATAAAGTGAATCTAAAATAGCTTTATCTTCTGGGGAAAGAGATGTAGAATTTTTAGCTCTTAATAAAGCATGCTGCCACATATCTTGGCCATCTGATTCCAAAGAGAACCCACGCTTGCCACGAGCATCCATTCCCTGTGACCTTGAGTTTAAAATACGATCTATCATACTGCCATACAAAACTCTTTCGCCAGCAGAACTTAATCCAAGGTCTGAAAATACTCTCAAATTAGGATTTGTTGGCAGAGATGTAACAACATATCCTTTATCTTTTTCGCTATAGTGGTATCTAGCACCCAGCCTTTGCAGCAAGAATGATTTTGGAACTACAGACTTATCAGCAATTCCTTTATTTCTCCTAATTAGGTTGGCATAGAATATAGCATTTGGTTGTACTGCTCCGTAATATTTTCTACCTTTTCTTGCAATTCCGCCGCCACGATTATATCCTGGTACCACGCCACCAGAATTCATATAAATCATTCCGCCCTTATTCCTTCTTGCAGCTCTTAATGTTTTATTTTCCTTAAGAGCTTTATACGATGGCATAAATAATGCAGCATCATTATATTTTGGAAGAATAGATTCAATTCTTGGAATAATATCTTTTGTAAATGTGAACGCTGCTCCAGATTCTGGTCTATCACCTATGGTTGGAAGTCCAGCAACTGTTGTTCCCCTTCTTTGTGCCTGCTCCTCAAAATAATTTTTAATTGCAAGGTCTATATCTTTTTCTGCTAAGTCCCACTTGTCTTTTGGAATTCCAGCAGCACGTAAAATTCTTTCATATTTATTTACACCAGGAACTTGTATTAAATCTTTTGTTATTAAATCAATTGGCCTGAGCGAATTTCTATTTGCAGCTAAGTTTGATGCTGCAGTGTAGTCTACTGTATAACCACTAACTAGAGTTTTACCTCGTCCTAATTTTTTGCTAACAGTTAAATGAGTGGCATGTCTTCCAGGGGCATAAGGTAATGGATTTAATCCAGCATCCTCAAATGCTCTATTTAAATCTTCTATATTCTTTTTTTGAACAGTTTGAGCAACTGGAGAGTAAAGACTAGGATCTTTTTTTGATCTTGTTAGTTTACTAGAATATTTTTTTGCAATATCAATATATTGTGCCTTTAAAATTGGATCTTGAATATCATCTATTTGTTGAAGGAATGCGCTTGCTTCTGGTCCTTTGGCTTTTACTCCAAATATTGATCTAACAGCATCTCTAGCTCTAGAAGCTAGACCAGATACTCTACCCCCCAAAAACTTATTTGGACCAGCAGAACCTAATCCACCATTAATTGCAATTAGTAAAGGAAGATTTGCTGCTGTCGCTTCTCTATTTATAACAAATTCTCCAGGAGTTAGCATAGCTGGAACAACATCTGCATTTACATTTGGACCAGGAACTATGCTTCCATCATTTGCTGTATATATGTACCCACCTTGGTTTAATCTTTTTGGTCTAGTTGTTTCAATATTATATCCAGCACCAGAAGTTCTAACTCCTAAAACATCTCCAAGCTCTTCTAAAAATTTTTGATTTTCTCCCCTAAACATTTGTCTCATATTAGATTCACCAGTTACGACGTTTGTGGCTGGCTGTCTTGTTAAAGGAACTGTCCTTAGATCTACTGTTAATCCTCTAGCTGCTGCAACATCTGTTACAGCTTCTGCAAGCATTGCTTCAATTTGAAAATTTAAAGCAATAATTTTTTCTTTTGCTGTTTGAGCTGTAATTTTACCTGCTTGCAATTCAGCAACAATAGCAGCAGACATTCTTGCACCATTATCAGTAATTTTAGAAACTGCTGGTAAAACATCATCAAACTTATCCATAAATTCTGTTGTTGCAACACCAGTAAGCGCTATACTCTTTTTTAAATCTGCAATTTCTTTTTTAGACATCATTGCAAGTGATGCTGTCATGGCATGCCACTTTGCTACTTCTGGAGCTAGTACTCCAGCAGATGTACTAAATGTTCCCTTTGCAGTAGATCTGGTAAATGAAGTTACTCCTTCAATTCTTGGCAAATCTTTTTCTGTCAATATCATTGGATTTGGACCAATTAAGCGATTAACTGGAATTGCGCTAGGAACCATTCCTAAAATTGTTTGAGAAGCTCTTTGTTCTCTAGTCATTCCAGCGACTGGGTTCATATGAGAACTTGCTCTTGTTTGATATTCGCCAGCTAAAGGATGTTGTGGATTTACTTCTCTTGGGCCAATTACTAAAGGATTTCCTGCAGTTGTTGTTACTATATCAGACAGCGAAAGTGCTCCAGATTGTGCTTTATTTTCTAATATAGAATATTCATTAATAAGATTTTGTATTGCATTTCTTAATACATCAGCTGCTTTTGCATCAGAATAAAATGAATCTTCTATTTGATTAGCCGCTGCATTTGCAGCAAGTATTTCTGGGGTTAATAATTTCCATCCTTCGGCACCTTTAAATAATGCTCTAAAATGTGAAACTCCTTTAATAATATACCCAAAGAAGTTTCCAAGAACACCAGTGAGCATGATTATTGGACCAGCAATAGCAGTTATTCCTGCAGCCAAGCCCATAACTTTTTTAATTGGATCTGGCAGTCCGCCTACGAAGTTAACAAATTTATCAATAACATTAATTATTTTTGTTGCAATTCCTAAAAATGATTCTCCAACACCAGCCAAATCAGCTTTTAATTTTTCAATTGCTCTAGCATATCTTCCAGATGCCGACTCTGTAACCATAGCTAACTCTCGGTCAGCCACTGCTCCAAGCTCTGCAGTAGAAGCTTTCATTAAGTCTAAAACTTTTAATGTTTGGCTTCCTTCTTTTCCTAAGTTATTAAATAAAGCATTTAGTCTTGAAAACTGGAATTTACCAAAAAGCTGTTCTATTGCTTGTTGTTTTTGTAATGGATCTAATCTGTCTAGTGCTGCTTGCATGTCAAGTAGTAATGCAGTTGTATTACCTGCATTTTTTTGAACCATACCAAGAAGATCAATTCCAAACGTTTTAAACTTATCAACAGCAACATCGGTTGGATTAATTAAAGAAGCAAGACCAGATTTAAGTGCATTAGCACCTTCTGATGCACTAATTCCACCTTCACGCATAGCTGTTATATATAGTGCTAAATCTTGAATACTTCCTCCTAGACCCTTAATTACTGGTCCAGCTTTAGGAATAGCTTCTACAAGATCATTAAGTGTTGTAGATGTTTGGTTTTCAACTGCGTTTAAAAAGTTAATAGATTCTGAAAGTTCGTCAGTATTTTGTTTAAATGCAGATTGAATTGCAAGAGTAGCTTTCATTGCTTCTTGTCTATCAACTTCACCGAGTACTGCAAGCCTTGTAGTTTCTCGAACTGATCCAAGTAATTCAGTTCCAGTTTTTCCAGTTGCAGCAATATCTGCAGATAGAGCTAATGTTTCTTTAAAAGATGCGCCGAGGCTTGATGAAAGATCTTTTGCGGTTGCAACTACTTCATCTCTAATTTTACCTAATTCGTTTGCAGTTGTTCCACTAAGATCTCCATATACCTTTGTTAATCTTACAAGCTCTTTATCTGCAAGTCTAAATGCATCTGCTGCTGCTTTTCCAAATGCTGCAATAGGTACAGTTAAACCAACAGTTAGCTGTCTACCAGCCCATTGTGTATTTTTACCCCAGTTAATTAATTGATTTGCACCTTGCTGAATTACTCTATTCATAATAGCAGCTTGAGTTTGTGCTATTTTAGTTTTATTTGCTACTTCATCAAGACCTCTTGCAACCATAATATTATATTGCATAAGACCCTGAGCATTTTTACCAAGTGGCTGAATTAGAGCATTTTGTAACTGAACCTGTTGTTTTGCTAAATCAGATATTAAACTTTTTTGTTCAGTAAAATGAGTTCTTAATGTAGAGAAATAATCTCTTAGTTTAAGCCTTCCACTATCTAGGCTTTGACCAAATTTTTCAGCACCAGAAGTTAAGCTTACAAAGTATTTAGAAAATTGTCCAGAAGAAGTTAAAGCATTAGCAAAATCTGCATTTAATTTTTGTACATTTTTTCCAATTGCTTTATCTGAAGTTATCAGATCTCTTTGCAATTTAGCCAATGAGGCAGACACCCTATTAACATCTGTAATAAGATTTGAAAAATCGCTAGTAGCAGTTATATTTACTACTACGTTTTCATTGGCCATTTATTAAGCTATTACTCCCTAATATATCCTAATCCCATTCCAATTCCAAAACCAGCCTCTTGTGCAAATTGGCCTTGAAGAGAAACTATATCATCTCCTCTTGCGTGTATGCCAAGAGCCTTTCTTTGAACATCTTCAAAGGTAGGACCTTCTTGTTGCTCGGTTTCATCTAATTTAATTCCTTCTAATGAAGCAAAGAATTTTTTATCTGCAACCTCTGCATCGTGCTTTGCTTTCAATGTTTGTAACAACTCTGGCATTGAAAGACTTTCTTCTAGTTCTTCGTAGTTTTTCCAAATTCCTAGAAGAAAAACTTCACCTTCTAAAGCGGCTAAATCGAGTTCTGTCCAGCCAGAACCGCTGCCGCTAGTAGGTTTGGGTCGTCCATCTTAATACCACCACAAACCTCTAGGATTCTATTGATGGTTGGTACGTCTAATGCTGCTTCTAAAGCATCTCTATCTGCTACCAAATCTGGTAACTGTAGCTCTAGTGCTACCGAACATGCGTCTATAAGAACACTTAAAGTGTCGTCTTCTGTTGTTGCTTCTGAGCTCTTGTTTAGAGTTGACATAAATTTTCTAAGCTGCTTGATGCTTAGAGGCTTGAGCTGAACTTTAGCTCCATTTTGTAAAACAATTTCTTCTACACTGTATACTGTTGTAGCCAATTTATCCTCCTTGGATATTCTAATTTATTATAACAAATGAATATTAATAACACAAGCAGAGAGCCCCCATTTCTGGGGGCTCAATTTAAATTAAATTATTAATTTAATTATGCTGAGTAAACTCGGTCAATAATCTTGCCATACTCAGAGCCAGCGTAGCCCGAACCTGCTGGAAGCAGACGGAAAGTCACTGGGAATGTTGTTGGCGTATTACGAGCAAGAGAGAACTGTGACTGCTGAACAGAAAGAACTCGACGTGCATAATAAACACGCTCGTTCTTTGTGAAAGAAGTAACACCGTACTCTGGTGCAGGACCAACAGCTACGAGCTGACGCTCGACTGGTGCCTGGAGAAGCGCACCTGCTGCAATACCAAGTTGCTTTGGTGTTGTGCCTGATGGGTCTGCTGTTGTAATTGTATCATCGTTATCGATAGCTGTAACAGTACCTTCTCCACCTGGCTGACCGAAAACAACAAGAATATTTTCGAGTGTGCCTTCGCTCATTTCAGTCATAAGCATAACCTGCATGGACTCCTTGAAGAGTTTTGCAGAGTCAAGAAGCTGATCAACTGTTACTTCACCGAATGTTGGGTTATAAGTAATTTGAAGACCATTGTTGGTAAAACCAACATCTCTCCACTTTCCTGAAGATGCTCTTAAGCTGTCTACATAGCTCTTAGTGTTATCAAGTGCTACTTTATTAGAACCATCAATTGGATCAAGTGTAGATTCTGCTCCTTGAGCAAGGCTGATGAACAGTGGGGACGCACCGACAATAATATTCTTTGGATTGTTTGGTGTGAGTGCCATTTTAACCTCCTATTTTTAAAATTAAATCGCTGGCTAGGCTCTTTCCTTCATTTCCAATTTTAGGCTATAATACGCACTAAAGCAAATCAAGAAAATCTACCAGTTAATGGGTTAATCATTCGTGAATATTTGACTTCTAGGACTATATCTGTTGAGAAAAAGCCTTGCAGCTCTTCTGACGGAGATGTTGGGGATATATCGGCAATAAAAATAGTATGAAATTTAAATTTATCAGACTTATTGTTCCACCAATTTACTTCTCTTCCAGACTCGTCCATTCTTCTAAATAGATCTGTCATAAAATTTCTGATTTCTGCAATCTCCGATATGTCAGTTGAATATATAGTAAATAGTATTTGTTCGCAACAGATAAGCCAATTGTCCTCATATGACATGCCAATCTTATCATATACAATATGCTTTTTACCGCTTAAAAATTGATTCATCTCAGCAGTTTGTTGTACTGGAACAATAGGGACTACTTCTCTATTTAGGTTATCGCTATAGTATACATGTGGATTAAATATGCCAGCATATTTTAATTCTTCCCATAAATATTTTCTAAGTTCAAACATTACATCTAATTTATAATCAACCATTTATTATAAACCCCGCTGACTCCACGGATGCTGCGGCCTGAGCTTTTACCGTATTTGGACTAAATGTATATTTTACCTTTTTAATATCTACTGGTAGGGACAGTGCTTTTGAAGCAGTGGCACCAAATATTTTTTGAAATCCAGATTTTTTTATTGATTCATTAACAAGTTGGCTACTAAAAAATCTACTATATTGTAAACCAAAAGAATTTTTAACTGAGGATCCGCCTGGCCTTCTTACAAAAACAGATTGGCCTTTGGGCATAAAAACTGTCATTCCGTCTGATTCGAATACAAGCCTTTCTGCATTTCTTGGAGATATTGTAAGCCCATCTCCTCTTTCCATTATTTCGGCTTTGCTAGAAAAAACATGTCTTCTATTTTTAAATGAATTTGGTACAGATGATTTTGATGGCAAGAATTCATAATTTAGTTTAAATGAAAAATCTTCTTGTCCAACTATCTTTAGTTTAAAAAGTCTATAGTTTGAATTGCCAGTTCTTTTCCATTCATAAACATGATGTAGAGATCTTGGCTTTGATCTAGCCTGTGCATCCATATACTCTCCAAAATCTTTTTCTATTTGAGAGAATATTGTATTTCTAAAAAGATCATGTATTTTTTTACTTGTAACAAGTTTAGAAAAGACATGCGATTGATAGTAAACGGCTGCAGATATTTGAGCAACCATACTGTTTTTTAAATTTTTTTCATTAGAGCCATGCATAAGTCTTTCTAAACCGCTAGCCGCTTGAACAAGGAGAACATTACTCAATTTGCTGATTCTCCGATCTTTTAACCGTTGTATTGTATCCAAGAGTATTACCAAAAGGATCTGTAATTGGAGTCGTTCCAATTACTTCAAAAACAGTTGGAGTATCATTTGGATAATTAAGCTCTACCCAAATTACATTATTTTTAGAATCTCTAATGTTAGATATTTTTTCTCTATGAGTTAATCTTTCTACAGTTCTAATTTGAACCATCTGCTCATTAACATACCTGTTTGTAAATGTTTGTCTATCGCTTGATCTTGTAGTAGCAGAGTTACTTATAACTCCTTTTGCATGACAATCCATAGTTTTATAATAGATCCACTCTTTTGTAATAGCACCAGTATTTTCATCTTGACTATCAACCTGCCTATAAACATCCAGCTTCATAGACATAACAGAGTCTATTAAATCAAACATTATATTACTACCATTTGATCAACAATGTACTCAGCAAGAAGATCGTCGGCATACTTATTTCCAGTACCAGAATAAGTTCCTGAGTCATACTCAAATTGCCAGTCAAATGTTTGTACACTCTTGACATATTTATTTCTCCAAATACTATCTTTAGCAAAATAGTCTTTCATTAATTCTTTACATGCTAATTGAACTCTGTCTGGCACTTCTGGCCAGCCCCATCTGCCATGTATAATATATCTATAATTTCTAATAAATGCTTCTCCAACATATAACTCATTAATTGTTGGAGCAACCATTCCATTAGCAACATAAACTGTATTATCAATTAAATTTGTTCTATCAATTCTAATTGCATAGTTTGACTCAGATATTTGTGGAACATGAAGCCAATTATTTACTGGTGGGGTTGCTAGGTTATCTACAAGCAATATATCATTTGCATACAGCTTGTGTATTTCATGAATTCTATATGGAACAGTAAGAATATCTGTCCCTATCCCATAAACAACTTCTACATCATCATATAAATTAAATTCTTGTCCAGTGTAATCTTCTATCTTTTTACGAGCATATGTTTCTGCAGCCTGAATTTCTGCATATGTTTTATAATTTGGATCAGTTGGCTCTACGCCAAAATTAAGATCGTCTATAGCCTCATATATATTTGTATATGGAACTACAATATCAACATATGTAGAATAGCTTACTGGGCTAGAGCCTACTGTATACTCCCACAATAGTTTAAACCTTCTTTGTCTTTGAGTTAAAGAAAGCGGTAATGCTACTTGATAATTTCCTACGTCTGTTTCTATTTTTGATGATGTTAATGTAGTTTGTATTGTCGAAGTAGGGATGGCAGGAGAAACTTTAGGGTCTTCAGTTATATCATAAACTTTTACTGTTGGATTAGAATCAGCATCTACAATTTCACCCTGCCAAAATACCTTATGACGTACTGGAGAGTTTGTGTTGATATAAACTTCTGCCATTTATTATGTTTAGACTAGTTGTAAAACTCCCTTGCCTCAGCTGGGGTAGCTAGTCTAAAGCCCTCCTCTTTATCAAAAATAGCCTGAGCCTGGTCAGACTTCATTGCTACGAAAGGATGATCTTTCGTAAATGTAAATCCTAAAATATCATATCTAAAGTTTGCTCTAGTCATTCTAACTAAAACGCTGTCTTCAGGTTGCTCTTTATTTGGATCAAATTTAGGTAAAACTTCAACAGAAACATCTTCTGCTTCATTTTCAAGCTTTTTAGTTGTTTGCTCATATACAGACCAGGTTACACCTTCTTCTGCAAGTGCCGCAATAACATCGTTTTTATTTTTAAGATTGTCTACTTCTACTCCGAAGTCTTCTGCAATTTTCTTTAATTCAGAAACTTTTAGTGTGTCAAAAGACATTATTTCTCCTTAATCTAGGTAAAACAATTATAGCATTGATAAATTAAAATGAAAAGCCCCCAAATTAATGGGGGCTTTTTATTAGATTAATTCCTAATTAGGAAGCAACCTTAACGTTCTTCACGACGACCCAAGCATCTGCTTGTTCGATCTGGACGCCAACACGGGTATACATTGTATACTCGATAGAGTCCTTACGTGGCCAGAAGAATCTGTAAACCGAGACGTCTCTCTTGACACCAATAACAACGTTATTTGGGAATGTCAAGTGGATGTCACCATGGTTTCCTGTCTCGCCAGAATATGTTCCATCTTGTGCCTCATTGAGAAGAGGAACTTCAACAATCGGGATACCGAATGCGTATGGAGCAACATAACCTGCTGGACCAGAAACTGGCTGAACATCTCCACGGATAATGCTTGAAGCAATATCTTGTGGAATTGTCTGATTTGTACCAATGCTGTTAGCATACAGGAAGTCCTGAATCAAGTTCGAACCAGCAAGGAAGCGAAGATCTGCTCGTCGCTGCTTGTACTTACGTGGGAGTGCCTTAAGAGCGCTGTTGAAAACAGCTCTGCTTACAGCAGCACCTGCAGCGTCAACGACGTGTGCATTTGTCTTTGCAAGCTTAACAACACCATTGAAAGCCTTATAAAGGTTATCAGATGTAAGAGCGGTATTACCATTGAGGATAACATCTTCAATATCATTACCTGCCTGTGTTGCCATCATTCTTGCAATATGATCTTCAAGATCTGGGCCTTCGATATTGTCTTCAAGAGACTCTGTTGAGAGCTCCCAGTCAAGACGAAGTTTCTTTGTTGTGAGAGAAATCTTTGAGAATGTAACAGCGCTGTTAGAAGAAGTGTCTTCAGCCTCAGATGCTACAACCATAAGCTTCTCGCCAACCGACATACGATCAATTTCAGTAGTGTCAGCTCTCATGCGAACTGTACGTGCTACCTTACCGATTACTGTTGCATCGAACATGTAATCAAGGAATCGTGCTGATTGTTCTGGATTAAGGAGACCGCCGTACTGTGTTGCGCCAACGTGAACTCCAGTAGCTCCAGAGAAGGAACCTGAGAAATCACCTGTATCAACTGTACCAGTTGCCATTGCCTTAGCCAATGTTTCGTTATTCATATTTTTTCACCTACCTTTTCTAGTTAAACAATTCGTTTACGGAACCAAGGAAAGAACCGTTCCATTTTGATTTTTTGATTGTAACTTCCTGAGACCCGCCAAGGTCTGAGGACTTCTTAATTGCAGTATCTGATTCAACTGCATCTACACGCTTTTCTACGCTGTCGATTGTATTCTTAATAGTCTCGACTGCCTTGCTTAAAGCGGCATGTTGTTCTGCTAGCTCTGAAATACGGCCATCTACGCTCTTGCTAAATGTTTCAACTGTATCCTTGATAGCTGAAACTTGAGCTGCGTTGGACTCGGAAGCCTTTGATAATGTTTCCGAGAAAAAGCCCTTAAGATCGCCAAGCATCTTTGCAAAATCAGGTTCATCAACCTCAACTTCTGATACGTCGGCTGCTTTTTCCAGAGTTTCGGCAGAAGCATCTGCTGTCTCTTCGACAACCTCGGCTGCTGCTTCTTCTGCAACAACTTCTGTTTCTTCTACAACTGCTGCTTCTTCGACAGCAACAGTTTCTGTGTTTTCTGACACTTCGTTACCTCCTTCTGCGTTTGCCTGTTTTGCAATTTGTTGTATTTCAGGCAACGTTTCTCTTGAATTCTTATAAGAATCAAGAATTTTATTTATTTCCTTTGATTTATTAACATCGTTTGATTCAACCCATCCAATTAAAACTGTTTCTTTTCCGCTGACTGGAGAGACATAAGAGGAGTCTGTTGACATAAAAACAGAATCGCTATCCTCACAATAAAAAATATTTTCTACTACAGTTTCTGCAGCTATTCCTTTAAACAAAAGCTGCCCATTCATTTTTTGAATTGAAAGAATATTACAAAGTTCATTTGCTGGTGAATCAACTACTGAAAGTTCCATAAGAGCATACTCTTTAATAAACCTAACTGTTTGACCAGTCGACTTATTAACCTCATGCTCTTGATCAATAATTTTTCCGCCAATTGAAAATCCTGATAGGGTTCCGTCTAGAATTTTTTCCCATGTATCTTGTGCACCTTTAGAAATGTATGCATCTACATAAACACCATTATAAAATTCACCAGTCTTTGGATCATAAAATGTTTCAGGTTTAAATGAAACCATTTTACCTACTGCATTTGGCCCATGCATTTCACGAATGTTTCCTCGAAAACTTTCAAAAGCCTTCATGCTTGCTTCTGCAGTAACAAGATCTCCAGTTTGATCTAGGTTGTCTAGTGTAGCAAAACCAGAAACCGTGCGCTTTTCACGATTGACTTTTGTAAACGGAACAGATAAACTAATGTTGTCGCCGCTTGAAGACCAATGTGATTTTTCGATATTCATATGGATAATTTTATCGACTTATAAATAAAAAGGCAAATAATGGTTGAGTAAGCCTACTCGACTTGTCTTCCATCTCCCTGAGCATTTCTTCCTTCCCCAGAGATATCTGGGGAATTATTTTCTCTTTCTTGATCTCTTCTTCTACTATTATTGGCCTGAGCTCTTGCTTCTGCTCCCTGTTGTGGCTTTAATTCTACAACCTCATCGCCCCCGTCAAGAGGAATCATTCCCTTTCTAATCCTAATTTCATTAGGAGTAATTACCTGCATTCTTAAATAACGCTCATCAATTTTAGATTGGGTATCTTCGTCTGTTAAGGTTAATTCATTAAATTTAATTTCTAAAACATCTGTAACTTCTGATATTATTGAATTTAATCTTTTTTCTAAATGCATTTGAGCTGGCCTGCAAACCTGCTCTTTAAAAGTTTTATCTGCATCTCTTGCCACAGCCAAATTAACACCCTCTGGTGTTCCAATTTTATTTATTGGTACTCTATGAGCTAAAAGTATTTCGTCTCTATTTGCTTTTCTATAAATATTAAATGAAGACTCTTGAGTGCCCGCCTCGATTGGCTCCATTTTAAATTCAACTTTTGAATCAGCAGAATCTGCTGGAAGTGGTATATATATAGATCTATGATTTTTTGCTTTAATACCTACTTGAAAAAATTCCAGTAATTTTCTTTCTGACTCTGGGGCAAGCTTACCACCCTTTAGTGTAATAAGATATCTTGGAACAGCCTTGTTTTCAAAATAATCTAGATTATACTTTCCTGCAAACTCATTTCCAACAAATGCATTAATAGCTGCAACTACATCTGGTATGCCATAGTAGTTGTTCATTGGTGTATATTTCTTTAAATGAATAATCTCATTTGGCCTATCTTCTCCAGCAATAGGATTTGGCGTCTCAGTATCTCCAAAGTTTCTAAAGAATACTGCTTTGCCATAAAGTAGCTGTATGAATCCGTCACGAAGTCTGCGAACTCTCATTGTTTTTGCTGGTATATGGCCTATGTAGCCTATCTTTCCAGTAGCAGTTCTTCCTATTTCCATATAGCCATTTCCAGTGGCTTCAAGATCTGTGTACACTTTTATTAAAGTTTGTGTAAATGTATCTTCTTCGTTAGTAGTATCTATCCAAGCCTGAAGATCTTGTCTTATTCTACTTATTTTTCTTCTTGCCCGCTCCAGCTGTCTTTCATCATTTATTGCATCTAAAGCATCTTTTGCTTTTTTTGTTTCAATAAACTCATAGCCAAGTCCAACTATATTTGAGACTTTAGCATTAATGGCAGCATAATTAAATGTTGAAACTTCATATGCTTTTGATAAATACTCTAGGTTATATGGTGGCTCTACAAGATCAAATGAAGAATATCCAGTAATTGCCTGCGCTAAAAGATTTTGTTGTGTTCCTGCACCGTCTTGACCTTGAAATCTTTTGGTAAATTCTCTAGATAGCTTTCTTCTAAATGTTGGACTAAGGCCTCTTAATTTTCTAATTTCATCTTCACCAATTTTAAATGGGTCATTATCTACTGTTGGTGCTGGGTTGCTAAACTTATTCCAGTCTGCAATATTAGAAATTTCTATCTGTTGAGAATCATTTGATTCTTCTTCGTGAATCATCATTTAGTTTTACCTTCTTTATAAACGCCTATATCAAGCGGATCTGGGACTAAGCCCCACTCTAGTCTTTGTCTCTGGTACTCGTACTCTTCATCATCGATTTTTCTGCGTCCAGACAAAAATTTGGGTTGCCCGTCATAGATACCATAAGACCTTACTTCTTTTGCCAAAGCATCAATTTTAGCTTTATTACCTTTCATTGATGTTACCGATAAGAAGTTACCCTCATCGTCGCCTATCCATCTACCGTCTGGCATTTCCCAAACATAGATTCCAAGCTTTGTTTCTTCAACAACAGTCTGATTAACCCTTTTGATATCCATAGGAATTTATTTTACCACTTTCTAGAACTAAAGTCCAGCTTTTGTCATCTTAAATGACATATTTAAGAGTTTTGTACCACTACCCAGTCATTATTATAAAACTCTGCACCAGTTTCTGTCAGGGTGGCTGACGCTGCGGTGAGGTCTTTTATTTCCTTTGGATCACCATTAATATAAAAATTATAATGATCTAAAGTCTGTTGTGAGGTTAATTCCGTATTAGAAAGTAGTATGTTTTGATATAAAGACTTATTTGATGAGTTTTCTGAATAATTGTAATTAAATACTATTCTTCCAGATATTGGCTGCTCTAATACAATTGATATATAAGAAATTTCTTTGACTGTAAGGATATCAGATACATTGGTAGCCGTCGACTTATCTACGCCATTAACATACACTTTAGATATATTTGATTTAAGAAGGGCGCCTGAGCTATTCCAATAAAGTAGTGTTGTTGGATATGAACCAGATTCTTCAAAAGAAATAAATGCTCCCTCTGTAGATATAGTTTCTGGGGTTATAAAGAATTCTATAGACATTACTGCAGAGCTAGAAATTATTTGAAAGCCAGATCCAGAAGCACATCTTATTCCATTATTGTTATGTCTAGATAATATTGGGTAAACTTTTTGTCCTAAAGATATATCGTATACAGAAGAGACTACATCTCCAAGTAAACTACTTGCTTTATTTGGTCCATTTAAAGAGTGTTTTCTTTGTTCATAATAAAACCTTAAACTAAGATCTTTTAATGATGGCAAATATTTTGAGGAATCAGAAGATGAAAAAGTTATTTTTATATATATATTCTTTTTATCGGATACGCTTCCAGGCCTAAACTGCGGAATTGGATCCCCGCTTGTACAAGAAAGAAATGACGAGTTGTCTATTGATGTTTCAACTTGTATTCCATTTTCTCCCGACCATTCTATTTTTGAAGAATCTAAAAGTAATGATGATGGTATAGATACGACATCTGTTACCACTACAGTTTTGCTTCCAGTTGATTTTTCAAGATCTAAAGAATTGTTTATGCTGTTAAAAACAAGTCCATCTTCTAGCAAATATTCAAACGATTTATCTGCTGGATAAGAGTAAGTAAAGACTTCAGATATGCTATCATCATATATTTCAAAAACTTCTACATCTTCGGAATATGCAAGTTGTGCTGTTGAAATCTGCTTATTGGAATTAAAATGATTTAAAATATCAGACTCTGTTATAGAATGTCTATATATGGCGGCTGAGTTTACTAAAAACGAATCAGATATATTTGATGTTGGTCCGATTGCAAATTCTACTGATGTGTTTGTAAATTTAAAATCGTTCAAACTTTTTTGATTAACTAACATACCATCTATATAAAGCAGTATTGTGTTTACATCGTAAACCGCAACTATATGAAATGATTTTTTTAGATATGGTAATGTATAAGATATTTCTTCTGTATTACATTTAAAAACTATATTTCCTTTATCATAAAAAATTCCTATATCGTTGGTATTATCTGCAAAGATTATGGTTTCTGAGCTTGACGATATACTAAAATATGCCCAAATTTCTAATGAAAATTGTTTGTCATTATTATTAGAATTTGCAAACTCTTCTCCTACTGTTGAACCATAAAAATTTTTGTTTACTGGCAATGAAATATATTTAGTAGATGTAGATTTGTATGCTTGGGTCAAGCCAAAAACTAGTGGTAAAAGACCATTTGTTAGTCCACCTGAATATGTCCCTGGGTTTTCTAGTCCAGAATAATCAGACGCTTCGGTGCCAGAGGTTTCATCCAGTAACCAAAAAGCAGCTGGGTTATTTTTAATAATAGAAAATTTATAGGACATATTTTATATTATACACCAGTTTGTGACTTTATCCAATAATATGTTTTTTTAATGCCATCTTTTAAGCTAGTTTTAGGGCTCCATTTTAACTCATTAATAGACTTTGAATTATCCGAGTTTCTGCCAACTACTCCTAATGGTCCTTTAATATGTATTTTTTTTATTTTTTTATTTTCTATTTTTGCTATTAGATCTACTAAATCATTTATAGAAATATCTTCATCAGAGCCTATATTATAGGGTCCAGAGTAATTAGATTTCATTAGCGATATCGATCCATCTATACAGTCATCTATGTAT